GCACGCCGACGCGTTCCTCGGCGCTGGCTCACCTACAAGGTGGGCAACGCCCGGCAGACCGATGCCCTGGTGGCCGACTGGCTGGCCGATCATCTCGGTCAAATGGCGCTGTGGCCGCTGCCGCAGTACGCGGTGCACCTGACCCAGTCCTGCGAACGTGGCGCACTGGCACTCAACGTGACGGAGGCAGATGGGCGACAGTTCGGGCCACTCTCGGCCAATGTGCATCTGACCTACGACGGGGTGCAGGGCTGGCAGGAAAGTGAGAGCAATGGCCGCTGGGTGCTGATCATCGCCGCCGATGGCTGGCAGATCGCCCAACTCAGCGATGTAGAAATCGATCTGCTGTGGCTGACGGAGCCCTTGGCACGCGCCGCAGCCGTGGGCAGCACCATCATGCCCTTGGTGTGGGGCAAGGCCATCGATCCGGCGGATCTCACGCAGTGGGTACCCGGCATGGTCGGCGGCAACATTCCCACACAGATCCAGCCTGCGCCACTGCCCGACCAGGATGTTCTCGATGACCCATGGCTCGACGAGATCCCGGTCTGGCCAGATGGGAACTGGCGTGACGATCCAACGGCCGCCGCGCAAGCCACGATCACCCGCCAAGACTTCTCGCCTGCAGATCCGTGGGTGCGCCGGGACGATCCGTGGGCAACGACAACTCTGCAGCGGCGCTATCTGGCCAGCTCACTCGAAGAAATCGAGCTCTGGCGGGCGCGGCTATGGCGCACCCAGGGGCGTCTGGAAGCCTTCTGGCTGCCCGATGGCTTGGCCCCGATCCTGTGGGTGACCGTCGAAGCCGATCCCGAGGATGGCTTCCTGCGCGTGGATGGCAAAGACATCTCGGCGTTCTGGCATCGCCCTGCCGCTTGCTTGATCGTGCACCCAGACGGCTATCGGCAGTACGCCCTGACGGCGGCCTGCCATCTGGATCAAGGCGGTGTGCTGGTGCTGCGCTCGGGTCTCGACGACTGGGTGCCCGCAGGCAGCCGCGTCATTCGCCTCGTGCGCTGCCGCCTCGACCACGACGCAGTCGATCTGTACTGGCACAGCCCGACGCTGCTGGAGATCACCTTGACCGCGCGCCAGTTGCCCGAACCGCGTGGCAATGACCGTCAAACCTACGAGGGAGAGTAAGCACGATGAGCCAGAACCCATTGCTGGAAGTCGAGCTATACGCCTTCGCCAGCAACAGCGCGCAGTTCTATCTGACGCCGCACGAATTCGACGTTGATATCGACGGCAATCTCTACAAGAGCCTGGCCTTGGAACGCAACGAACTGGCGCTGGGTGCTGAAGCTGCGAAGGCTGGCTTGGATCTGAAACTGCCGCCGAACTGCGATCTCGTTCGCCATCTGCTCGCCAACTCGCTGACCGGCGACACCACCTCGATCACCCTGCGCATCGGACGGCGCGACACCTGGGGCGACTACTGGTGGATCTCCGGCACGCGCTGGATGGGCCGGGTGCTGGGCGTCGAAGTTGCTGACGATGTCGCTCGCGTTCGATGCGAGTCGGCGCAAGTCAGTCTCAAGCGTATCGGGTTGCGGCGGCTCTACAGCCGCAAGTGTTCCCACGTGCTGTATTCGGCTGCCTGTGGTGCCTCACCTATTTCTTCCAGCGCCTTCGTGAGCAACAGCTATGGCCGCAACGTCGATCTCGATGGCGGCGTGCCCAGCAGCGTCAGTGGTGGCTTGGCCGGTGGTTGGCTGCAAACCCCGGAAGGTGCCCGCCACATGATCGTCAATGACTACGGTGGCGGCGTTGAGTTGCTCTATCCGGTCGCCATAGACGTCGGCACAGAGGTACTGCTGACGGTCGGCTGCGATCACAGCACGGCCACGTGCGAGTCGCGCTTCGGCAACCTCGACAACTACGGCGGCTTTCCCGCCATCCCGAGCAAAAACCCGTTCTCGACGGGCGTGTTCTGAATCCCTGGAGAAATCGCCATGTGGTACCTCGTCGTCATCGTGGTGGCGGCGCTGGTTTCGGTCGCGCTCGCGCCGAAACCGCCCGAACCCAAACCGGCGTCCCTGTCTGACGTCGATGCCCCCACCGCAGAAGAAGGCCGACCGATTCCCGTCGTGTTCGGCACCGTGCTGCTGCGTGGCTCCAACGTCGTCTGGTATGGCGATCTCGAAGCCGATCCGATCAAGAAGAAAGGTGGCAAGAAATGACCACTCAGACCGTCATCACCATCGATCACGTGCGCGCCGTGGGCCTGTGCGTGAACGGCACGCGCACTTGGTTTGCGCGTCACGATCTGGATTTCCGGGCCTTCCTGCGCGATGGCTGTGATGCCGACACCTTGCTGGCCACTGGCGATGCAATGGCACAACGTGTGGTCGATCACGCCCGCAATCGATCCAGCCAGCGGGAGCAAGGCTGATGGGTGGCAGCAGCAAGAAGCAAACCGTTGGTTATCGCTACCGGATGGGTCTGCATCTGGCCCTGTGCCAAGGCCCGGTCGATGCCGTGCAGGAAATCCAGATGGGCGACCGTACCGCATGGGGGAATGCTGAACGTGTGCCGCTGTCCAGCGGGCACGGGCTGACCAGCCTCTCGATCAACAAGCCCACTCTGTTTGGCGGCGACGAGCGCGAAGGCGGCGTGGTCGGCACCATCGATGTGCTGGCAGGTGGTGCCGGGCAAGGACGCAACGACTACCTAATGAGTCGCCTCGGCAGTTCCATTCCGGCATTTCGGGGCGTGCTGTCCTTGGTGGCACGCAAGATCCTGTTCGCAGCCAACAACCCCTACATCAAACCGTGGGCAGTGCGCGTCCGGCGCTTCACGGCGGGTTGGTTCGATGCGCCGTGGATGGAATGGAATGCCGAAGTCCGCACCTGGGATGAAGACGAAGGCCAGGAAATCAGCGTCGGCATGAACCCGGCGCACATTCTGGTGCAGTGCCTCACCGATCCGCATTGGGGTATGGGCTATCCGCAGAGCACCATCGGCTGGAGTTTCTGGAACGCGGCATGGGCCCTGTCGAGCGAAGGCTTCGGCCTCAATCTGATCTGGACGCGCCAGCAGCCCATCGAGAGCTTCATCGGCCAGGTCATCGACCACATTGGCGGCATCCTCTACACCGACCCGGAGCAAGGCACGTTTGAGCTCAAGCTGCTGCGCGACGACTACTGGATCGACAGCCTGCCGCAGTTGGGCCCCGACGAGATCGTGCGGCTGGAACGCTTCGAGCGCGCCCAGTGGGGCGAGCTACCCAACGAACTGACCGTGGTCTACACCGACTGGCAAACCGGTGGTGATGCCACCGTCACGGTCGAGAACCTGGCCGCCATCCAGTTGCAAGGCGGCGTGATCAATCAGCGCCGCGACTACCCGGGCGTCAACTACGGGCCGCTGGCTGCCCGGCTGGCCTTGCGTGACCTGCGTGCCTTGGGTTCGCCACTGGCCCGGATGAGTCTGACCGTGGCACGCGACACGCTGGAGCGTGCGCCATTGCCCGGCGACGTGTTCCTGCTGAACTGGCCGCGCTTGGGTGTGGATCAGATGGTGGTGCGCGTGACCGGCATCGATACCGGCGTTTTGGGTTCGGCCGAGTGGCGCATCGAAGCGATGGAAGATGTGTTCGGCATGAGCAACACCGTGCTGTCACCCCCGCCACCCCACGTCGAAGAGCCGACCATCGAACCTTTGCCGCCCGCCTTGGTGCTGGCCGTCGAGGTGCCGTATTGGGAACTGGCCCGGCGCTTGTCGCGTGCGGATCTGGCCTACCTGACCGACACGGACACCTATCTTGGTGCGCTGGCTGCTGCCGGTGGCACCGGGCAGCTGAATTGGCAACTGGCTACCGGCACCTCAGGCGGAGACCTCACTTCCGTCGTGGGCGAGGACTATGCGCCGCTGCTCATGCTCGATGCCGCCTTGCCAGCCAGTGAGGTCGATGCCATCGGCGTGCCGGTGACGGCCATCAGCCAGCCGGAGAGACTGGCCGAGGGCGACTACGCCTATCTGGTGGATGCCAGTGGGGCGATTGCAGAGGCCGTTACCGTCCTGGCCTTCGATGCCGCCAACGCGACCATCGATCTCGCACGCGGCGTACTCGATACCACACCCCAAGCTCATGCTTTGGGGACTCGGTTGATCGGCGTCGGCGAATGGCTAGCGTCGGAAGGTGCGGAGCGGGCCCCGGGCGAGTCGGTGTTCGTGGGCGCGATTCCTCGCACATCGACCGATCAGGGCGATGCTGTGTTGGCCGCCAATGGACAGCCGATGGTGCTGGCCGGTCGGCAGGCTTTGCCGTATCCACCCGGTCGCATCCGCCTCAACGGCCAGACCGAGCCTGCCGTGGTGGCCGGTGACATCACCGTCACGTGGGCCCACCGCGACCGCACGCAGCAAACCGCCTACCTCGTGCAGCAAGACGAGGGCGACATCGGCCCGGAACTGGGCGTGACCTACACGCTGCGTATCCGCAATCGCAATGACGTGCTGGCGCACACCGAAACGGGACTACTCGGCACCACCTTTATCTGGACGGCAGCAGTGGCCGCGCTGGATGCAGGTGCGCTGGGCGACCGCATCACAGTCGAAATCAGTGCCGAACGCGATGGTTTGAGCAGCTGGCAGCCCCAGGTGCGGGTCATGGATCGCGCAGGCTACGGCCTGCGCTGGGGACAGTATTGGGGAGGTGTGTGATGGAAGCGCCAATGGAAGGACGCATCGATGTTCACCTGCTCACCCTGAGCGAGCCCGCCGAATGGCGGGATGCCTGCACCGCCAGCATCGAAGGCGCACCGATCCAGTTGCATGTCTTGCCGGGGATTCCCGGTCGCATCGGCGAGGCACGTGCCGCTGGCTATGCGCAGGGCACATTGCTCCTGGTGTCCTTCGTCGATCCCGACGATTTGTACGAACCCAGTGCCTTCACACAACTGGCCGACGCGCTGGATGCCTGCCCGCAAGCCGTGATGGCCTACACCGACGAAGCGCTGACCGACGAAAACGGCCAGGACATTGCCGTGCGGCGTCTAGCCTACAGCCGTTGGCAGCACGCCAACAGCGCCAGCCACGTTCACGGCCTGATCGTGATGCGCCGATCTGCCGTGGAAGCCGTGCTCAAAGAAACCACCGACCTCAACAACTTTGCCGACTGGCTGCTGACCCTGCTGGTGGCCAAACGCGGCGGCGTGCTGTACCTGCCCATCGTTGGGCGTCACTGGCGGCAGCATCCGCAGCAAAGCCACCGCACCGGCGACCCGGAAGCAGTCCGGCACATTCGCCAAGCATCGAACCTCTGGAGATAGACCATGTCATCGACCGACCCGAACCTTGGGCTCAACTACGGCTGGACGCTCGGCGAGAGCGGCTGGGACACCGGCATGGACGCCAACCTCAAGCGCCTCGGCGCGGTGGTCGGCCTGTCCGTGAAAGACCGCGACCTGACCACGCCACCTGCCAGCCCTGCCAACGGCGACCGCTACCTCATTCCCGCCGCCGCCACCGGCGTGTGGGCCGGTAAAACCAACCAGATCGCCGCACGCATCTCCGATGTCTGGGAGTACCACACGCCCAAGATCGGCTGGCTTTGCTACATCGAGGACGAGGCCAAGCTCTCGGCCTTCAAGTCCACCGGCTGGAGCGCCGGCATCGCCATTTGATTTCCCCTTCTTCGTACCAACCAGAAACCCGCCCTCGAGGCGGGTTTCGCATTTCTGGAGAACGCCAATGACCGAACCCGAACAACAACAGCCAGCGCACGTGGAAAACATGCTGCTCTTGCGTCGCGAGGATTTCGACGAACTGCTGGCCCACGCCGCTGAGCGTGGAGCCGAACGGGTTCTGGCCCACCTTGGATTGGAAAACGGCCACGCCGCCCGCGACATCCGTGAACTGCGGGACCTGCTGGAAGCCTGGCGCGATGCCCGCCGTACCGCATGGCAAACCACTGTCAAGGTCATCACCACCGGCATTCTGGCAGCACTGCTGGTTGGTGCCGCCATCAAGTTGAAACTGATGGGAGGCCCGCAATGATTGAGACACTGCTTGGTGGCCTCCTCGGCGGGGCCTTCCGTCTTGCACCTGAAATCCTCAAATGGCTCGACCGTAAAGGCGAGCGTGGCCACGAACTGGCGATGCAGGACAAGGCGCTGGAGTTCGAGAAGCTGCGTGGCGCGCAGCGAATGTCGGAAATCGGAGCGGGTGCCGATGCCGCGTGGAACGTCGGAGCTATTGAGACCCTACGCGAAGCCGTTCGGACTCAGGGCGAGAAAACTGGTGTGCGCTGGGCAGATGCCTTGTCGGTCAGCGTGCGACCGGTGATCACCTACTGGTTCATGGCGCTTTACTGCACGGCCAAGACGGCATCGTTCGCAGCTGCCGTGACCGCGGGCGCGGGGTGGGGCGTGGCCATCCTGCACGCCTGGACCGAGGCCGATCAGGCGCTGTGGGCCGGGGTGCTGAACTTTTGGTTCCTCGGGCGCGTGTTTGACCGGGTGCGGCCGTGATTGAGGTACCAAAAGCTGCTATCGAGCTGGCCAAGCACTTTGAGGGGTTCGAGCGCAAAGTGAAGCGCGGAATCGAGATCACCGCCATTCCCTACATCTGCCCGGCTGGCTTCTGGACGATTGGATACGGCCATCTCTGCGATTCCAAGCACCCGCCGATCACCGAGGCCGAAGCCGAGGTCTATCTGGTGCGCGATCTGCAGACAGCACTGGCGGCGACGTTGCGCTACTGCCCGGTGCTGGCGACCGAGCCCGAGGGTCGGCTCGCGGCGATCGTTGACTTCACCTTCAACCTGGGTGCGGGGCGACTGCAGACGTCGACGCTGCGGCGGCGGGTCAATCAACAGGATTGGGTTGCAGCAGCGCACGAACTGCGACGATGGGTTCATGGTGGCGGGAGGCTCCTGCCGGGGCTTGTAGCCCGGCGCGAGCTGGAGGTCGCGTGGCTGCTTCCCAACTCATGA